ATTTCACATGAAACTAGAAATAAATTCATTAAGAATCTTGCAGTTTCCTTAGGTAAAAATACATTAGTATTATTCCAAATGGTTGACAAACACGGTAGAATACTGTATGATATGATTAGAAACACTGAGAAGATTGGTGATAGAAAAGTATTCTTTGTATATGGTGGTACTGAGACCACAGACAGAGAAAACATTCGTAAAATTATGGAGATTGAGAATGATGCTATTGTCGTGGCTAGTTTTGGGACTTTTTCTACTGGAATTAACATTAGGAATTTGCATAACATTATATTTGCAATGCCGACTAAATCAACAATACGAACTTTGCAGTCGATTGGAAGAGGCTTACGACAAAATGAAGGCAAAGATATGGCAACGCTTTATGACATAGCAGACGATTTGAGATACAAGAAACATATGAATTATACACTAAAACATTTCGTGGAACGAACAAAGATATATAATGATGAACAATTCCCATTTAAAATATACAAGATAGGATTAAAAAATGCTTGAGTATAAAACACAAATAATTAAACTACAAAATGGTACAGACTTAATAGCCAATGTAACGGCAACTAGTTTGGATCGTATCACATTGGAAGAACCAATGGAATTTCAAATTGATTATCGTAGTAAAGATACGGGTTTAATTATGAATCATTGGTTACCTGTCCAACTAGTAAAAAGAAACTCTGTAGAAATATTCACTAAAGATGTTCTTTCTATTTTGGATCCAGATGAGGAGTTCTGTGAGTATTATATCAATACGGTATCTAAAATCAAAGGACTCATTAAGGCAAAGAACGAAGTAACTAAAATGTCCGAGGAGGAAATTACTCAAATGATTAATGAATTTGAGGACCTTCCTAGTAATGGAGATACTTTACATTAACACTTTCAAAGCAGGACATACTCGACTGTACACACTTGTCAAGCGAATGTCAATAACATTATGTGGTAAACATGACAACAACGATTAAAAAACAAAAACATTATATTAACAATCCAGACTTTCTTCAAGCTCTTATGGATTATAAGGCAGAACAGAAACGGTGTAAGACGAATAAACTTCCAGAACCACCTATTCCAAACTACATTGGTGAGTGCTTTATGAAGATTGCCGAAGGGCTATCACATAAGCCAAACTTCATCAATTATACCTATCGTGATGAGATGATGGGTGATGGTATTGAGAATTGTTTAATGTACTTTGATAACTTTGACCCCGCCAAATCAAAGAATCCATTTGCCTACTTTACTCAAATCATTTACTATGCCTTTCTACGTAGAATACAAAAAGAAAAGAAACAACTATATGTGAAGTATAAAGCCACAGAACAAATGGGTATATTAGATGAGTTTGAAATGTTAGAGCTTGAAGACGGTACCACAAGGCAATTTGAACTTTATGAGAACATTTCAGAGTTTATTGAAAACTATGAAGAAGCTAAAAAGGCAAAGAAAGAGGTAAAGAAACCCAAGGGTATTGAAAAGTTCTTAGGAGAATGATATAATATAATCTTTGAGTGAACAAAAATGAAAAAATTCCCAATGGCTGTACCTTTTTCCATAGATGCTTTACAATCGCATGCGGAAATAAAATCTAAACTCTTATCGGAAATTAATTCTACAAAAAAATTTGAGTTACTGAAAGATGAGTATGATAAAACAAACATTAGTAGGTGTGATTGGAATAATAGTCGTGATACAGATAGAACATGGTTAAAAATATTTGAACCATATTTAATGGATTATTTGACTGTTTGGAGAAAAGAATTAGGATATAATTGGTTTAATGTTGTGGATATATGGTTTCAACAATATGAATCCGAATCAGAACACGGATGGCATTTACACGGTAATAATTATACAGGAGTATATTTTTTAGATTTACCTGAAGATTCACCAAAAACAATGTTCAAAGATCCTATGAATATGAAAATTGAAAAACAATTTGATATAACTGAAGGTGATATATTAATTTTTCCCAGTTCTGTTATACACAAAGCACCAAAAAATAACTCTGACAAAAGTAAAACTATAATATCATGGAATATAGATTTGAGTATGAAATGGATTGAAAATTGTAAAGAAGGTAAAGAAACCCAAAAGGGTATTGAAAAGTTCTTAGGAGAATGATATAATGTATAGAGTTTATTACATAAAAGATGATGGGTATGGTTTAGATACCAAACATTTTAATACCTTATTAGAAGCAACCACCTTTGCTAATGAACAGAAAAATTTAGTAATACAGATACAATACATTAATAAAGATGTTGTAAAAAAAGATAATAGGACATGAAAGTAGCAATAATTACTGACCAGCATTTCGGAGCTAGGAATGATTCAACACATTTCTTAGATTATTACGAGAAGTTTTATAAAGAGATATTCTTTCCTACCTTAGAAAAGGAAGAAATTAAAACACTATTGATTCTTGGTGATACCTTTGACCGTAGGAAGTATGTTAACTTTTTTACTTTGAAACGTTCTAAAGAAATATTCTTTAATACTTTGGCAGAAATGAATATTGAAGTTCATATGTTGGCTGGTAACCACGACACATACTTTAAAAATACTAATGATGTTAACTCGGTAGATTTGTTATTGGGTGAATATGAAAACATTAACATCATTGATTCTCCACAAACCATACATTTAAATTATGGTGAGGTGAAACATGATGTGTGTATGATACCATGGATTTGTACCGAAAATTATGAACAGTCTATGGAAGAATTAAAAAATACACCAGCCACACTTTGTATGGGACATTTAGAGATTGCTGGATTTTCTATGAATCGTGGTATACCAAATTATGAAGGATACGACCGCAATATATTTAATAAATTTGATAAAGTCTTTTCTGGCCATTACCATCACCGTAGTCATTCAGATAACATTTACTATTTGGGTAATCCATATGAATTGACATGGCAAGATTATGATGACCAAAGAGGATTTCACCTATTTGATTTAAGTACACAAGAATTAGAATTCATACCTAATACCAATGTGATGTTTCACAAAGTGTATTATGATGATAAAGAAAATACCATAAGTGAGATTACCAGTAAAGACCTCAGTAAGTTTACCGGTACCTATGTGAAGGTTGTGGTGTTGAATAAAACCAATCCCTATCTATTTGACAGGTTTATGGCAAACCTTTATAATGTCAATCCAGTCGATATTACCATTGCCGAAGACATAATAGACTTGACAGAAGGCCTAGATGATGATATAATTAGTCAAGCAGAAGATACTGTAACAATTATAAATAAATTTATTGATGGTATTAAAGAAGAACATATAGATAATAACAAACTCAAATTGGTTCTCAAAGAACTTTATATTGAGGCCTTAAATACGGAACAAGCATAAAATGGAATATAACTTTTTTTACGAAATTGCTCAAATTGGTACGGAAACAAAAAATGACATTGGAGATATTGTCATAGAAATTCGTTTCTTTCATTGCTTAGAAAGTTATAAGAGATTATACATTGTTCATTTAACGAATAAGGAAGATGATGGTTATCTTTTATACTCTGAAGTTGAAGTTCATGGCAAACAAATTTTATATCCATGGATAGAAAAAACCTTAGGCATGGATCAAATCGAACACATGAAAAGCCTTTTAATAGAAGACAAAAATAATACCAAAAAATATATTACCTTATAATTTAAAACTAATATATTATGATAACTTTTGAGAAAGTCAGATGGAAAAACTTTTTATCCACTGGCAATGTATTTACAGAAATTAATTTACAAAGGTCACCAAATACACTAATCATTGGTAACAATGGTGCAGGCAAGTCCACTATTCTAGATGCCTTGTGTTTTGGACTTTTTGGTAAACCATTTCGTAAGATTAACAAACCACAACTTGTAAATTCAATTAACAGTAAAGAGACTGTGATTGAGATTGAGTTCGCCATTGGCAAAAAACAATACAAGGTAATTCGTGGTATTAAACCAAATACTTTTGAAGTATATTGTAATGATAAATTGGTTGACCAGGATGCTAAAGCAAAAGACTATCAAGAACACCTAGAGAAGTTTATTCTCAAATTAAATTATAAGTCTTTCACGCATGTAGTCATCCTTGGTTCAGCTTCTTTTGTACCATTCATGCAGTTGTCTCCTGCTGACCGTAGAGCAATCATTGAGGACCTGTTAGACATTCAAATTTTTTCTTCCATGAATACAGTGGTAAAAGAAAAAATGACAACTATAAAAGATAATTCTTTAAAGTACAAATATGAAATGAACCTAACTTCGGAGAAGATTGGTTTTCTGAAACAGAGCATTGAAGAACATAAGAATCGTAATGACGAAGAAATAGTTAAAAAGAATGTTGATATTACCAGCAGTCAAAAACAAATCAATAAACTATTCAAAGATATTGGATTGATACAGAAACATATTGATATTCTCCAAAAGAAGATTGAAGACAAAATGTCTATGGAAACTAAGAGTAAGAAACTATTACAATTAGAATCTAAGATTGAAACCAATATCAAAAAGAATGAAAAAGATATTGCCTTTTATGAAGAACATGATAACTGTCCTACTTGTAAACAAACCATTGTTGGTGAGTTTAAAGATACACAAGTGACTGAGAGTAGAACCAAGGTTGATACGCAACGTCAAGGCCTTAAAGAAATTGCAACTCAGATTTCTCAAACCAATCAACGTATAGAACAGATACAAGATATTATCAGACATATTGGTGGTCATAATAATGAGATTGTAAAACACAACTCTACCATATCTGCTGTTAATGAATATGTTGGTAAGTTACAAAAAGAGATTACTGAATTATCCAACCGTAAAGATAATTTGGAAGAAGAAAACACCAAGCTTTTGGATTTGAAAACACAACTGTTTGAGTTGGTAACCAAACAAGAAGAATTGGCAGTAGAGAAACAATATTATGAATTTGCTAGTTCACTATTAAAAGATACTGGTATTAAAACAAAAATCATTCGTCAGTATTTACCAATTATGAATAAGTTGATTAACAAGTACCTGACTGCCATGGACTTCTTTGTTAACTTTAATATTAATGAGTCTTTTGAAGAAACAATTAAGAGTAGACACCGTGATGAATTCTCTTATGCCAATTTCTCTGAAGGTGAGAAGATGCGTATAGACTTAGCACTCCTTTTTACATGGAGACAGATTGCCAAGCTAAAGAACTCTACTAATACAAACCTATTGATATTAGATGAGGTATTTGATTCATCTTTAGATGGTGTAGGCACAGAAGAATTTTTAAAACTGATACATGAGATGGGTACCGATACCAACATCTTTGTTATCTCTCACAAGGGTGACCAACTCTTTGATAAGTTTAGGTCTATTATTAAATTTGAAAAGAAAAATAATTTTTCACAGGTGGCAAAATGAGTGCAAGTGACATATTCGTATACAATACGGAAGACTCCGTAAAACAATCCAAAGTTGTAGACCAACCAAAGAATTATCTTCGTTTGGTAAATGAAAATCATCCTCTACTAAGAGAAGTATTGGCTGAATTTGATTGGAAAAATCCACCAATTAATCCAAATGAATTGGCTTCTGCCTTGGTAGATACCTGTAAACATCACCACGGTATTGGTCTATCGGCAAATCAATGTGGATTACCATATCGTGTATTTGTAATGGGTGCCGGAGAAGAATATGTGGCATTTTTTAATCCAAAAGTTATTGCAACCAGAGATGAAACACATATGACAGAAGGTTGTTTGTCATTTCCTTTCCTAGGATTAAAAATTAGCAGACCAAAAGAAGTTGATGTGGAATACCAAGACTTCAATGGCGTTACTAG